CAAAGGAGAGCATCATCGCACCATATCCACGGTCAGATACTTCTGCATATGCTCTGTCTTTGGATACAAAGTTAATATAAGTACCTGGCAATACTTTATTGTGGAATAAGAATGTGCCACCACCTAATGCCATATTTCACTAACCTTTCACAGGCGTATTTAATGCCTGATTTAAAATCCTATCAATATCGCTTTCCGTATACATTTCATCTTCGTTAAGAAGGCAAGTGAGTAAATCACGATACCGTCTATATTTGTCAGATGCAATGATTGCGTAAGCATCAAATTGTTGTTCAGTCGTTACCTCGACTGTTTGTTTTTCATCTGCCATCTTTTACCCTTTCTGTTAATTCCATGTGCATCATCCGATCGATAGGCTTGGCCACTTTCCGTAGTATGTTTTCATACGTAACGAAGAAGTGCAGCACTCCATCTGAAATCTTGTATTTCATACCAGTTCCCATAATTGTACGTTCCCCAACTTGTACAAATTCAAGCAACTGATAAAGCGCGCTAGGAATATCAATGAGTTTTCGCGTATCAGTAACCACATCAAGATTATTGGCGTAATACATGATGTCTAAATCCAAAGAAGTATTATAAAGATCACCAACATGTCTGCCCATACTAGGCTCAATCACCTTGATATATGCGCACGGGAATGTCATATTGTTTTCTTTGAATTCTAGGTATATCGGCACGTTGAGTGCCGCATGTACAGTCTTAGATACCGCCGTCAATACATCAGAATCCACCATGTTTTTCAATCCATTTCTTTAATGTAATTTCCATAATACGTTTAGCGTTTTTACTGAGTACCTTTTCAGCTTTCTCATGCATGTACGCACCGTCTACCCAAGGCTTTTTCAGTCTTCCGCCTTGCATAACTCCGCCCTTAGATTGACCTATCCACGGAAGAAATCTTCCAACTTCTTGCCTGTGCCCGTCATTAAGGAATGAAGCATACGAGGACGTATTAAAAACCTTAATTTTACCGCTTTGATTATTTAATTGATATCTACCAACACTCCACGATTGGCGGGTATGCTCACTATCGAAGTACTTTGTTTGTACTTTGTCGTTTTGCATAAATTTAACAGATCGCTTCCCAACCGGAGTATTTAGCTTGGCTTCTCGTACATAAACCCCAGACAACTCCTTCAAAACTTGTTTATTAAAATTTTGAAGATTCCCTGATTGACTTAATTTAACTAAACTACTATTAAATACGGCAAATTCTTTTAGATCAAATTCAACACCCATGTCAATGCACCTCTAAATTTTCGAGTTGCACCTCTTGATGGGTGTCATATCGTGCCGAAATCGAGGCACTGCGAAAAAGTTGCTTCGTATTTCGCCCTATAAGCTCGATTCGAGCCCCAATAGGTATGATTACATCCGGAGCGGTGAAAAGTACCGTGGTAGTACTAAATTTTGCAATCTCAGCGGTTTGACCTGTAGAGAGAGTTTTATAGCTAATTCTACAAGCAAAAGGGCCCTTTCTACTGGCAGTTTTACTCATA